TAACTGCAATTGGTTTCGAGGCTGGTGCAGTTAATACGAACAGTGGTAACACGTTTATTGGATCAGAAGCAGGAGAATTAAATTCTACAGGGTATAACAACACGTTTATCGGGAACGATGCAGGAGATGTTATAACCACAGGAAATAACAACACTTGTGTGGGCATCAACGTAAATCCTAGCGCAGCAGACGATGCGTATAGTTTAAATTTTGGAGCTGATCTTACGGGCTTTGGAGGAAACTATTTTACATTCGGTAGAGGTAATGGAATTAACCGTGTGTATAACAATTACACCTCAAATGCTTCTTGGACGAGGGTTTCTGATCAAAGATATAAAACAGAGGTAACAGATAATTCTGATTGTGGACTAGATTTTATCAACGATTTAAGACCTGTAACTTTCAAATGGAAGCCAAGAGCTGAAATAGATACAGATTTGCCAGATTATGACCAAAACGAAAAAGAAGCAGAATATAAAGAAAAAATGTATGGGCTGATTGCTCAAGAAGTCAAATCAGCAATGGATAAGCACAACATTACAGATTTTGGCGGTTGGTCTATATCAAAAGATAACATTCAAGGGATATCGCAAGAGATGTTTGTTCATCCTTTAATCAAAGCAGTGCAAGAGTTATCTGCTGAAGTCACTACGTTAAAGTCTGAAATAGCTGCGCTTAAAGGAGGCTAGAAATGGCGGTTACAAAAACATTAATTACTGCAATTCCTACTAATGAAGAAGGAAAGGTGGTTAGCTGGTATATAGACTTTAAATATGAAAAAGGTACTAAAGGAGAAGCTGATTACCACTCTAATGTTTTTCATAAAAACATTCCTGCGGTTAGGCAAAAGCCTAGCAAAACTATTAACAACTTTACTCCCAAGGCAGAGGCTGATTGGTCTAAAGCAGACATAATAGCAATTTGCCCAATCGCGCTTTGGGATGAGGTTTTTGACGCGCAATACGATCAAGTTATCACGAACCCAGAGAAAGAACGAACTGAAAATACTAGTTACGTTATTCCAGATTAGGAGACTTAAATGGCTATCAAGAAAACTTTAATTGAAGCAATTCCTGCTAGTGAAGGTGGCAAGGTTGTTCGTTGGAGTCTTACAATGAAGTACGAGCAGGGTACTGAGGGCGAAGCGGATTATTACACGAATGATAAAAACGAAACTATTAATGCTTCTGAAACAAACCCAGACGGTTCAACCACCACCAACTTTACAGCAAAAGCGGAAGGCGATTGGACTAAAAAGGAGCTGGAAGACCTTTGCCCAACAGCAAAATGGGATGAAATATTTGCTAGTCAATATGACTCTGTTATTACTAACCCACCTAAAGAACCTGTAGTTAACAACGACTATGTGATTCCTAGCTAATGGAGCCGCAACACTTTACATTTCATACGTTGCCAGCGGTATTTATGTTGGAAGCGCAGCTATCTGAAAGCATGGTAGGTACGCTTAACGATTACCTAGATAAGCTAGTGGTAGATCAAGAACGCAAAAGTCATGCGGGTACATTAGTAGGTCAGATAGCCCACGGACAGCAATTAACTATGGATCACCATTGTGAAGAGCTAAAAGACTTTAACTGGACGATTCAGGGTTTGGCAATGGACTACGTTAAGCAGTTCTGCGCTCAGTCTGGTAACCCACTAAAAGGCAAAAGAGAAGTATTAACTGACGAGCTTTGGTCAGTGCATAGCTATCAGGGAGATTACAATCCAATCCACGATCATGGGACTAAAACTATTATGGGGGTCTCTTGTACTACATGGACAAAAGTCCCTCAACAAATCCTAGATCAGCCCACGGCAGGGAGTCCAGAGTACAGTTTATATAACTCATCGGGCAATGCGGATGGTTGCCTTGCGTTTAGTTATGGTCGCAATAGTTTATTAGATACAGAACGGTTAGCTCCCCCACAAAGTTTTATAATCAAGCCAGAAGTCGGAAAGTTTTTAATGTTTCCTAGCTGGTTGACGCATATGGTTTATCCCTTCGAGGGCGAAGGTGAACGGCGTACTGTCGCTGCAAATTTAAATGTTTGGAAGGTAGAAGATGATGGAACAAGGCACTGAAGAAATTGTAGACACAGAAGTTGTAGAGCAAACTGAGGTTACTCAACTACCTCCTAATCCTGAGATGTTAACCGCTCGTATGGACGATCTAAGAGAACAAATTGCTCAAATAACGCAGATTATTAATTCTAATCAAAAACAACTCGATACACACATGGCAGCGTTTAATTGGTATGCGCAACAACTAGAAGCGGTTACTCCGGAGCAAGAATAATGGCTGCAAAAAAATCTCAATCTAAAGTTTCAGATTCTCAGACGTTGAACGAGCTAAAAACGCATCAAAAAGAATGCACTTTAAGATACGAAAGGATAGAAGAACGGTTAAATGAAGGTTCTGAAAAGTTTAAAAAACTAGAAATGATGATTTGGGGAGTGTATCCGTTTATGGTTGCGACTATAGTTGCAGCTAAGTTTCTATAGTTGTGAGCTATGCCCTTACAAAAGTTTTTATTCAATCCA